CCGGTGTCACTCTCATAAGCCAGCGTTACCGAGGCGGTGACTTCCTCTTCTTCCTCTGTCGCGTCTGCATGCGGCGTATACGAAGCGATAAACAGGCTATAGTCGACGCTGTTGTACCAGAGCGTTACCGGCATGCCGACATAAGGGGCGAGTTCCGCCAGATTGTCACTGGTAATTCGGCTGTATGCGCCATCGTTGGTTACAACAAACTGATCGGGTACGATTAGCTCAACCGTTGCGCCAACAATCCACGAATCAGGCAGCTCGTTTGTTGCAGTATCGTCGTCAGCGCTTAATCCGTTAAACGTGATTGTGTTTCCAGATACCGTCAGTGACTGCGCAACAACATCATCCTTGTCCGGCGCCGTCTGGGCCATATCCAGCCCGGCGCCAGAGCTGGTGCCTCCAACTTCAGTGGAGTTAAACCAGTTTTCGCTACGGCGGTCACCAGCCACATTCTGGCCGGGCTGAAAAACGGTGTACGCGAAACTATCACCCAGCGATGAAACAGGCGTGGCACCAACACGCATATCCCCTTTGCCGAATGAAAATTGTCCGAATCCCAGCGCGACGAACATTTCAACGGTCATCACTGTCGGATCATCCTGGCTGAAGCGGGTTACCGGCTGTACTACGTAATCGGGGTAAATTCGGCGGCGTCCGAACAGCTCACGAATCGGCTCCCCAAGCTTAGCCTGGTTGGCTTTAGCCGGGTTTACATCGAGTGAATCGCCTGTTCCTGATGAATACCCTCCCGGATCGACCGCGCCTGGTGCAAAAAATAGCGCATATGCAACGGATGCGGCAGAAATAGCAACAGCTATCCACGCAATTGTCCCGGCCTCCAGCCCGTAAGGGATCGGATAGATACGTACTTCACTGGATGGGGCTATGACATAATCGAACCATTCCGTTGCGGGAATATTTTCGCCATCAACTTCAACCGCAATCGGGTGTTTAATATCTGAACGATAATTATCAACGTTGCTAGACAACCACTGATGAAGAGTCAGTGCGCCATGTTCATGTATTTCCAGCGGCTCGCCGGGTAACCGGGATGGATAAATTCTGATAGTCACTGCCAGAACTCCACTTTAACAAACCGACGCATAAAGCGCGGCAATGGAAGGATGGTCACGTTGGTCTTTGGGTTGCATTCCACAACATAAAGTTGCTCGTTGATATCCACCACGACTGCAACATGCGTCACCGTTGAACCGGAATAGCAATAAACCCCTGCACCAGCGCATGGCTCGCATTGGGAAAGAGTCAGTGAGAAACTTTTTGCTTCTCGATCAAGGCCACCATCGTCTTTAGTCACTCCGGCAAAATCCGGCCATTCATGAAGCCCCAGATCGCGACGCACTTCATTCACGATGCCGAAACAGTCAAGTTCAGGGTAAGCGCGTCCGCCCTTCAGCCATTTGACTGAAAGGTATTTATCTTGATTGAACATTGAAACTCCTTAGCTCATGTAACGAAGGCCAGGATAGAACGGGAGTGTGTAGCGATAGCGGGGCCAGGCTGTATCCAGCACGTTCATGTACCCTGCGATAATCTGCGCCTGCGTCGCGGTCCAGTACCCGTTTTTAACCGTCAGGGTATAAGGACGTTCGGCGGGAGCGGTTAAATCGTCAGAGGTAAACTGGCGGTAAGTCACTGTGGCGCCACGCAAGTTTTCCAGCGCGCTACGCACGGATGTCGACGCCTCGCCATTAATGTTAGAGACTGCAAACTGTAGATCCTGTGTACCGTCGCTATTTCGCGCAGGTAACGCAACGTCGATGGTGCTTGCGATAAATGTCACTTCTTCGCCGGTTTCCGTTGTCGCGGTTATGTCGTCATAGCCATCACAGAGATACAGAGCATCATCACCGATGTTGATCTGCAGGGTTTTGATAATGACCTCTTCACCGGAAGAGGCGTACAGTCGTTTTAAAGTCGGGCTGGTCATGCTTCGGGCCACTCCCTGTTAAGTGCAATATCAATGATGCTGCTGTTGATGATGTAATCCGGGAACTCAGCCCAGCCATCGCCAAGAACAGGACGTGTCCATAGCTCCAGCGTCGCAGAATACTGCCAGTATCTGGGCGGTATCAGAGTTGGGCCTTCATAGATATCCGTGAAACGGCACTTCTGGAAATCAACACCTGTCGGCGTTTGTAGCTTCATGAAGAACCAGTCAGCACCGTCAGTGATGGTTTCGCGGTACCAGGATTCAAATAACTGCGCCTCGTTATCCGTCCTGAATATCCATTTAACGCTACAGTTTGTGGGTGTGGACAAATAACGCCTGCGCTGCCGGGAGCGCCCCGACGCCATTTCAGTTCTTAACAATGGAGAAACAGGTTTAAATGCGTAGCCATCCATTAATGGCAAAGGTAAATAGTCATGGAGATAATAAATATCGGCCACAATTAATTACTCCTTATATCCTCTGGTATACCGGCTTTGCAGCGCGCGACCGAACTCATTTGAAGGAGAAATAACCTGTTTTGTCATATCCCGTCGGATTTCTTTAACAAGTTTTTCATTCCGGCGATCAATCGCAGCAAGCGTTGCGTCATCCGGTTTTCCTGTATACGAATTATGAATAGTAAAAGTTCCGCCACTGATGCTTTCCCGTTCTTCACGTCTTACCTGCTGTACCTTTTCAAGCGTTTCATCAAGTTTGGCTGACGTGCCAGCGGTGACAACACGCTCCCCTTTCTGGAGTAGCCAGGTTCCGTTCTCTGGAACGCGATCTATACCATCATGCGCCATTCCTGCAAGCGTCTGCCCTGCAATCAGCCCCACGGATGCATAACCCACGGCACGAATAGCCGTTGCTGCTGGTATCCCGAGAATCAGCCCCCCCTCAGCCATGGCTTTCGTTGCGGCCAACTCTGTATTGATAATTGCCTGTGCAATCGCGGCTGCTTTACTCGCTATAAACAACGTCCGATATGCGAAACTTCCTTCCTGACCGATCCCCTGCAGAAGTTGTGCGGTCTGTCCGGCCAGATCAGAGAACATGGACAGACTGGCCGATGTATACCCTGCCTGAATATCCTGCAATCGTTCAGAATTGGTTTTATTTATTTCCGCAATACGCTCTGCATAAACCTGCTCATTTATCTCCTTCTCCTCGAGCAATTCTTTCTGCATTTCCAGTTGCTTTTCATGCCACTTTTGCAGTTCTTTCTGTGCATTCGCAACACGAATGAGTTCGCCACTCGGTCCACCAACTGATGCAGCGACCCCTTCAAACTCAGGTGCGTTCTGAACAGACGCTTTCGAAATGCGTTCCATCGACTCACGATATTCTTCGCTGGCAGGGGCTGCGTCTTTTAACAGCTTAATACGTTCGCGAGTAATATTTAATAACGCCTCTTCAGGCGTCAGGAGCTGCTCGTTTAACGACCTGAGTTTTTCGACAGCGTTCAGATGATCAATTGCAGCAGAATTACGTAAAATTTCGTTTTTTTGCACCTGCGTCAGAGTGGCCAGCTCACCATGCACGATCTGATATTTTGTTCGCGCCAGTTCCGTATTTTGCCCGGTCAGTGCCATCTGCTCACGCTGCTGTTTAATCAGACGGGTATAAATATCCTCTGTTTTTGCCAGTTCAGATTTACCCGCACCACCAGCCGGTTTGCCTGCCTGGTTTCTGGTGTACTCGTCCTCTACTGCCTTCATGTACTGATCGGCATATGTGGAGTTTTCAATTCCGGTTTTACCCATCCGCTGTAAATCAAACTCAGCTTGTTTCTTGGCCCGCGCCAGACCTTTCAGCCCGGCCAGTTCTGCGGCCTGCTGTTTCTGTAAAAGAGCCTGCTGCTCGGATTCACTGACAGAAGCCTGAGGTATCCTCAATGGCGCGGTAATCAATGCCTGACGTGAAGCCAGTAAATTATTCCCCAGTCCCAGCACGCGGTTAAATGCGGCATGCTGTCCGGTCATCATCACCAGACTCTGATATGCTGCATTTTCCCGCCATGTCTGCTCACGGATCAGAACAACCCGCCTGCGCTCGTTTTCCTCCAGTGCCTGAACGATGTTTTTTGCTTTATCCTGCAATTCATTCAGCCTGGCCTGTTCAATTGCCAGCTTTTCAGTTGCGTTCTTTTCGGCCAGCGTCGTATCTGTGCCGCTTACGCTCGAATATGACGATTTACGTGCCTGATTCAGTGTTTCGATATCAGCTTTCAGTCCGTTAACAACTTTTTGCTGCTCGCTGATAAGCCTGTTTTGTTCAGCCAGCGCCTCTGCTGCTGATTCTTTGTTTTTTGCCAGTTCAGGCAGAGACATCTGACTTGTTTTTTCTCGAATCACATCAATCTGCGCGGCGTATTCCTGGGCTGATTTTCTGGCCTGTTCCTGCTGTTGATACATATAGTACCAGGCACCGGCACCCATCATAACAAGCCCTGGAATGCCTCCTACAAGCCCTGAAGCGGATGACAGCAAACGAGAACCAACTGAAGTTACGCTGTTCAATGCCGTTTGCGCGGCTGTTTTAGCAGCGATGTTACGTGTCAGTGAAGCCTGCGCTGCGGCCAGCCTCTTTTCAGCAAGTGTCTGGGCATCTGTATTTTTTGCAGCCATAACAGCCTGCTGTGCCCGGTACACGGTTGCTCGTGCCCGTGCTGTCGCTATCTGCGTACCTCTTAACTTCGCTGCGGCAAGAGAGACTTCATTCTTTTGCGCTTCGATTAGCTTTCCGGTTGCTGTACTAACTGATGTTGCGTAATTCCCGAAATAACGCGCAACACCCAGCCCGATAAGTACGCCGGTTACGTTTGCTACAGTATCGAGATTGTCGGCAAGCTTGCCTATTCCATCAGACATAACTTGGGTGGCGCCATAAGCATTGTTTGTTTCACCAATATACTTCTTCCAATGGTTCGACAGTTTTGTAATGGCGTCACCGACCGTCGTCGGCATATCTTCCGCGAGCTGTGCGTTACGTTGCTGCGCGGAAATTACAGCATCGGAAAATGTCTGCATCGACAACTTGCCTTCTCTGGCAAGCTTTTTAACAGCCGTTTCAGTGATGTCCAAGTGGCGGGCCACGTCGCCAATCACCGTCGGCATGACCTCCATAACCGTATTCCATTCATTGCCGGACACCTTCCCGACTACCATCGATTTCGACAGGGCATTAATGGCACGAGTACCCTTTTCAGCGCTGGCCGCATTGATGGTCAGAGCGGACGAAATCGAGTCGATAAAATCAATCGTCGATTCTGTCGAATAACCCAGTTCTTTCATCGCCGTGGCGCTGCGGACGAAAAGTTCCCCTTGCTCTTCAATTGGTTTGTAGGTGCGGTCGCTGATTTCCATCAATCGCGACTGAACACGGTTATATTCGTCAGCGGAATCCGTCGCCATTTTGATGCGTGATGATAGCTGCCCCCAGTTATCAGCCGCCGTAATTAATGACGTGACCGTAAACGCACCAGCAATTGCTCCCGTAAATCCGGCAGCAATCATTTTTGCACTGGCTAACTGATTGTTTAAATGGGCAATAGCTCTCTGGCTTTCTCTCGCAGCAGCCGCTGCCTGTCGTCCGCCATTCTGCATCGTTTTGTAATAATCGTTCCCCATTCTGGAGGCGCGGGAAATTTCATTCTGAAACGAACTAGAATTTGCCGAGATCTTAATTATTAATTCACGCAGAGTTGCCATTTTTCACCTATAAAAAAACCCCGTATAAACGGGGTTCATGTTTTGATGAGTATCAGAAAGAGGCGTGATACGTTCTTTTAAACTCATCAACAATATCATCTGGGATGTATTTAACCACTTCAGAAATATAGCTTTCGTATTTTCTTCTTAAATCATCTGTCGATAATTCAGGAGAACCCTGTTTAAGCCCCTGGACTAAATCTCTTATTTCCGAATATTTTAAAGCATACCCAGACTCTGTTATCGTATAAAAATACTTTGCGTCCATCTGCGCCGGGGTATTTTCGGAAGCGGCAGTGCTGTTCAGTTTGGTAAGGCGTTCACCGTCAAGTAATAGTGACAGCTTTTTGTCAATAGATGATAACAGTTCAATTTTTTGATTCGCCTTTACACTCGCCCTGACAAGAAAGAACCAAATTACAACACCGACAATCATCGCTACAAATGCCCAGAAATAAAAAATAGCATCCTGACTCTCATTATATCCATATCCCATTGCATCTCCTCCAGCGATTAAATGAAATCACATATTAATTGAGGATAGGGATTAATGTCACTGTATAGCTGCCATTAATGCGCTCTCAAGCCCTGCAAACGGATCGCGTTCTCCTTCTGCGGCCTGCTCGCCTCCCCACTTCAGAAGTGCTTCATCAATGCCAATCTTAACCCCCTGCGAACCGTAAATCGCTGATACCAGTTGCGCGTTTCTTATGTCAGATCTGACCTCGCTGACAGGGCTTTCACGGTCAAACTCTGCCCACATCAGTAACTCACTAACTGTCATCGACTGTCGCAATTCTGAAAGAGTGCGCCCCATTCGAAGCGCTAACTCCATCAGAAACCGCATACCAGGGGACGCTACTTTTTTTTGGCGTCCTCGACACCGGTTATCAGATCAAGCGCCAGACGCACAATGCGGGAATGAACCGGACCGTAAACAGCTTCCACTTTTGGGATATCATCTGCGGTAAATACCGGCTTATGGTCTTCGTTACATACGACATCAACAAATAGCGTGACATCGGCGGCGAGGTTGCGCTTCATTCGCTCGGATACCGACAGTTCCACATCGCCATCGTTTTTTACAATGTCCTGCCAGCGTATCCATGCTTCTGCCGACGGCTCACGAAGAACGATTTTAGCTCCTTCCCATTCCGGGACTGTAACAGTGGTATAACGAAAACCCGCCAGCGGAGCCAGGACTAATGACTTGATACTTTTCTTCGACATAAATAATTATTCGCCGGTTTCCCGGCGCTCCGTTATTCGATGGTGACGGTACAGGCGGCTGAGATCACAATATTTGCAGGCGTGGCTGAATCGGAAACCTGACAGGTGTACACCCCGGCATCACCCGCCACCGCACTCGATTTGTTGAAGGTTGCCGCCGTCTGACCGGATACTGCTGTACTGCCTTTCATCCACTTATAGGCATAGGGAGCTATACCTCCCAGCACTTCAACAGACATTGTTAGCGCCCCGCCAGTAGTCGCTGATTTGGTCTGAGGCAAATCGGTGTTTATTACCAGCGGGAGGGCGGCGTTAATGTACGTTGGTTTGCCTTTCAGGCGCAGAGAGAAGGTCGCGGCCACAACGCCGTTAGTACCGGTAGACCACGTGTGTTGACGAACTTCCGACAAAAACATAAAACCGTTTCCGCTCGGAAAAATGATTTTGAAACCGTAAGTGGTGTCATCATCGTATGCACTTCGCAAGGCATCCTGTGCCTGGTTGCGGTAGAAGTTACCGGACAGGGCGATTTCAGACGGCGACGGAAGGCCGTTTATGTTTTCCTGCTCAACGCTGCACAGCGTGGTGACATCGATGTCCTGTTTCTGACCGCCCGTAAAATTGGCCTCTTTCAGCGCACAGGACAAACTCAGATACTCAGCGGTTTCAACTGTCGCAGCGGTGACCGGTACAGCAGAAATCAGGATCTGCGTGTTTTGCGATTTTTCGTATAGTGCTGCCATTTATTTACTCCGGAAATAAAAAAGCCACCCGAAGGTGGCGTGAGTTGAGAGGTATTAATGATTAGTGCCAAATCTGCACTTCGAGCGTAGCCCGGTAAAGTTTCGTGTCCTGTTCGTAACCACCGGTTCGGTTAATGTTGACCGGTGCCAGCGGTTTTAATGCCTGCTGCGCCTGCATGCGAATAGTTGCGGCCTCATCGATGGTTTTCGAATAAACATCAACCTGAACGGTTAGCGCCGATTCGGCCTGTCCGCATAACACATCGCTGTCGACATGAGTCACCAGCGAAAACACCAGCCACGGCGGGGATACTGCCGGTTCGCCCTGGGCGTTGAGTTTGACCACATACGGGTAAACGCGGCCCCCGGCGAGCAACTTTAATAACGGGAAAATGTCGGCTTCGCTCATCGTGATAACGCCTCGTCTATGGCACGGTTTGCAGCATCGAACGCGACCTGTGCGGCCTCCTCCTGTTTCACGTCATATGCCGGGCGAATAAACGGCACCGGGGCCATTTTCGATGTACCCAGTTCTAAAAACCGCCAGTAAAACGGGCGATTTTTTCCGCTGCGAATATGCACGCCGGAGGATATGCCGCCATCCCGATCGCGTTTTGTCACCACAACGATATTCCGTTTAAGTTTGCCGGTCTGCTCAGACGCACGCGCTTCAACCTCATCACGAATAACTCCTGCAGCGGCGCGAGTAGCATTTCGCAACACACCCCGGCTTTCCGCTTTGCTGAGTGAGGCCAGTTCGCTGGACAGGTCCAGCAGGTCAGAGAAATCCAGCCCATAATCAATCACTGATCACCCCCTGTTTACACATTATTTCCAGCCGGGTTGATTTTGGGTCCGGGATGGGTGTCCCGGTAATCTCCAGCAGCGCACCTGCGAACGGCCCGTTAATGACGTGCAGACGTGAGGCGGCTGTAACATCCCGGCGATAGCGCATCCAGACACGGATCGTTGATTCTGCTAACTCTGCCCCGGCTGTGAGTAGCTCCCGCCCTGACACTCCTTTAACCTCGGCCCAGACGGTCGCGCCGTCTGCCCAGTTTTCTGTTTCCTGCCCGGACGGTAAGGTTTGCGTGACAAAATTCTGGATGGTGACGCGGTGCCGGAGTCGTCCTGCCTGCACTGATGCGGTGGAAAAATCGCTTTGTGCCATAGGCCTGCCTCCTACAGTGGAATAAATCGATAGGGTTCCAGTAAGGAATAAAATCCAGCGGGTAGGTTGGTCGGTGTCCGGTTGTCGTACCAATAGCCAACAGCGAGCATGATCGCCAGTTTAATATCAGCGCTGATAGCAAGCCCCTGGCTTTCGTTTTCAGGTACAACCTCATCATAAAGAGTTCGATTAATGAAATTTTCTGCCCGTTTTCGTGCCGCGTATGCATAGCCAAGCAGCAGATCGTCTTCCTCTACCCAGTCAGCCTCAATTCGACATTGCAGCTTCAATTCATCTAGTGCCGGTACCATTTTCACTCCCAACGTTTACCCCGCACCAAATAACAGGCATAAAAAAACCGCATCAGCGGTACGGGGATTGCGAATTGCGAAAATAATGATTATTTACTGGCTTCGGCACCCACCAACGCTTTAATCGCTGAGGTATCCTCAAGCACGCAGTCAAAGCGATGGAAGGCCAGGAATGCGGTCTGATCATACTCCGCGTAACGCTCAACCAGACGCTTCAGTGTCATGTAGGAAACGCGGCGAACAATGAAGCGATTGAAATCACCAAGGAAAATGAATTTCTTATTCGCTGCCGCTGTATCAATTGCCTGATCAATCACATATGGAATACCCAGAACGGTTGCCGGGGAACCACCAACAACATCAGGAAGCCACAGTGGACGCTTCTGATCATCCACCATCTCTTCGATTACCTGAAGAGTACCGTCATTAAACGCCCAGCGGAAACTTGGACCACCGCGATATGCCGGATCAATCGCGTGTTTGAGGCTGTTCATTTCCTGCCAGGTGAATGCTGAAGCCGCCGCCACAGAAACAGTCCCGGTTACTGAAGCCGCCAGCCCTTTAGGTTGCTGAGGTGTACCAGCGCCGGTACCCTGCACGAGATACTTGGCTTCACCGCGACCAATACGCTGCGCAATACGTCCAGCCAGGTATGCCTCAATATCTACACCGCTGTCCAGCAGCAGCTCATTGGAGACGCGTATAATTTTGGATGACAGTTTTTTAGACCCCAGGATTGCGGTGCCGAATGTCACATCCCCCTCCGTTGCTGCAGAGTTTTCTGCAAGCAGTTCCCCCTCTTCAGCAGTACCATCAGAAGTGGACCAGGTAATATCCTGACCGTTTGAAGTATTGAGGATTTGCGCAACGCTCACGATCCCGCCGTAAGCTTTCATTGCATCAATGATGATATTACGCATCTGGGTAGGGACCGTATAACCACCTTTATCATCAGGTGTCGTTCCCTGCGCACGAAGTTCTTTAACGGCCTGACGTTCTTCAGCAGTCAGCTCACTGAAGCCATGGCGCAGGAGACGATCGAATGCTGCAGCACGGCGCACTTCTGCCTGCATTTCAGGACTTTCCTGACGCTGGCGCTGTTCAGGCTCCTGTTCATCAACAAAAGACTGATCATGGCGGCGCAATTCTTCTTCACGAGCGATACGCTCATCAAGTGCATCCAGTTCGGATTTTGCGGCGTTCCACTGAGTGCGCTGCTCTTCGGTCCAGGTGGCATCACCAATTTTATCGTGCAGAGCACGCATATCAGTGGCGATGATATTACGTTTTTGCTTCATTTCATGCAGTTTCATGGTTTTTCCTTACGCGTTAAGAAGAGTCAGCAGGCGCTCACGCGCCATTCGTTGATTAATGGCATTATGTAGCGCACCGCTGTCGCGCGCCTCCTGCCAGGCTTTCATCGATCGGACGCCGGATTCGGCCTCCTGATATGCGGGATAGGTCACCGGACTGACATCAAACAGCCGTGAAAACTTCGATATTTCGCGAATAACTACCCCTTCGTCGTCCTCATACCAGTGCTCGCCATCTCGGGCGACTCGAAAGGCAAAGGACGACTGGTTAATGTCCCCGCGAAGCATCGGTGCCAGCACCAAATCGCGAATGGTCTGAGTATCCGGCGCCGCGATGTCATAGCGCAGGCCTTTATCATCGACGTTCACGTTTAACGTTCCTGACGAACTACGCCCCAGAATAAAGTTCGGGTCATGGTTAAATAACCCACGGATATCGTCGCCAAGCACATCGTCAAAAGCACCGGGTTTAATAATTTCACGAAAACCCCAGAGAGGTTCCGAGCGACTGTTAAACACCGATCCGTAACCCAGAATGCGGGTGGGCTCATCGGTGCGTTGTTCCGCGCGAACCTCCCCGCTATAGCAGCGTGTTTCACGGTCATTCATTGGTTTTTTCCTCGTCGGTTTTTGGCGCCTTAAAATCGTCTGCCGGGTTAGCCGCATTAACGCTCACCAGCATTTCATCCAGGCCGTCTACCGGGTTCATATCTTCGAAGGCTCGCGCCTCATTGCGGCTCATCCAGCCGTCAGTGATCGCAAAGTGGTAGAACTGCGCTCGCTCCTGCGGAGTTCCGCGTAGCAGGCCTGTCAGGTTAAAACGGACGTAATACCCGGCGGCCAGTTCTGCACGGGTAAACAGGCGGCGATTGAGTTCCTGTTCCCAGTTCGTCACCCACGGCATGATTGTGTAGCGGACAAACTGAATGGCCTGCTGCGTAATGTTTGAGAAAGTGGCTTTTTCGAGATCGTTAATCATGTGTGCCGGCACGTTGAATATTCCGGCAATCATTGACCGGTTCAGCTTCGACATATCAATGATTTGGGCATCGACCGGGGAAACAGTGAGCGCTTTGTAATCCAGCTCTGCCGGGAGAAGCATTGTTTTATTCTCCTGGCTACGCAGCGCAACAACTGCCTTTTGCCACATGCTTTTTAAACGCCCCCAACTTTCATCATTCAACTGGCTTTTTACAGAAATGATGCCGGCTGGTCGGGCATTACCACTGAAGAAAGAACTGGTATATGCCTGCCCACTCATCCCCATACCGATCGTCTCGGCATGTTGCATGATCGGGCTGAGTCCCATTTTCTGGTTATTGCCGAGCGCCCTGATATGCACCATATCATCAGGGTTTATAGCAAACGCGCCTTCTTCGTTGTAAACCCCATAGGTGTAACGACCACCGGTGTTAAGTAGCGTGGTTTCCCACGGCATACAGCATTCCAGGCCGGAAACCTCACCGCGCCGGGAACGTTTTACCCATGTATAACCATTACCCCAACCCAAAATATGGCGCTGTTTTAACTCACGCCATTTATAGCTGGTCTGCCACACATTCGGTTCATCATGCACCAGGTAGAACACAGGATGATCACGTGCTGCTTCAACCTTGTTATTGGTTTTTCGCATCACATGTAGCGGCATCTGTGCAATATTTGAGGAAATAACATAAATACAGGCGTAAACAGCCGCCAGTTTCATAGCAGTTTCGGGGCTGACAAAAACATCGCGGGCAAAAATATTGTCCGTTTCTGCTGATTCTCCCGTAATTGGCGTAGAAGGATTCTCCAGTGGTTCATTGCGAAACAGGGCATCAAGCAGCATTTTTCCCCCTCATTGCGACCACCAGCGCATAAAGCAAAAGCAAACTACCGGACATTATCAGAGATGAAGCCAGCCCGAACTGGAGATATACGCCAGCAGCGAGCGAACCGAACCCTGCCAGCCCAATAGCATCAGTCATTAATGTTTTCATAGAATTAAAAGATCTTCGTCAGGGTCGAGTGTGGACAGGAAATCAGCTTCACCACCACCGTTAACCAGCATTCTGCTCATTGCAGTAAATAGCGCAGCGGGACCGTCTATTTTCGCTTCTGGCGTGGATTTGTTCGGAAAGATATTGTCGTTTTTGTCAGGCTTGACGGTGACGTTTGACATCATCCAGTTCATAACCGGATGATTGCTGTGATGAAAACGCCCGCCATAAACCAGAGACTCCACCTCTTTCATTGACTCAGAAAAGTTTCTGACCGTTTGCGGAACCTCCACCAGCGGCACACCCTCTTCTGCCAGAGCCAGGCTAAACTGCGTTGCGCTCCAAGGGTCGAACCCGGTTTCCTTCAGGTTTTCGCCACTAATCCACTCCAGAAAATCAGCTTTAATCTGCGCATGATCGATAACATCACCATCGGTCAGTTCCAGCTTCCCAAGCTCAGCCCATTTGCGATACATCTGCGCCATTTGAGCGGAACATTTTTCCAGTCGCCCTTCGGGTAACCAGAATTTAAAGTCTGCATGCGCGTGACCGTTGTCTGCCCGCCAGAGTTTTACCGCAGCACAAATATCAATCTTGTGGGCCAGATCCACACCAGCCCACATCGGGTAGGTTTTCAGCTCATGACGGGGGGCTATAAACTCACAGTTTTCCCACTTAATCATGTCCATCCAGGCTGACTCAGCGGTCACCCAGATATTCATGTGTTTGGTGAAAAAGTTTACTCTGGCGGAAACCTGTTCTTTGGCCTTCTTTGCCAGGCGTCGAAGGTCATCCCAGCGCTTACAGATACCCAGCCCGGGGTTAGCCTTTTGCCAGACTGTTTCATCAAACGGATCATCATCCTTATCCAGCGTGAAGATAATGGCGAAAAAGGTATCATCCTTAACCGCGCCTTCCACTTCGCTGTTATAGCCACGCAGCACCTTAATGGCATAATCGCGCAGCTCGTAACAAATCCCTTCTTTGTTAAACCCGGCAGTCGTTATGCCAAACAGAAGAGACTGCAATCGTGCGCCGGTTGCAGTCTCCAGAACGTCCCAGACATCACGGGTTTTATGCGCATGAAGTTCGTCGACGATGCCACAATGGATATTGAGACCATCAAGATTGTTGGCATCAGAAGAAAGCGGTTCAAACTTGGATGCTGTCTGCTCCTGGTAGATCGCCAGTTTATTGAATTCAAACAGTCGCCCAAGTGTGGGTTTCGCTTTTTTAACCATGTTTTTCGCATCTTCAAAAACGATGCGAGCCTGATCCCGCGTAGTAGCTGCGGAATAAACCTCTGCCCCGCCCTCACCATCGGCGCCAGCCATATAAAGACCAACGCCAGAAGATAATGTCGATTTGGCATTTTTACGGGCGACTTCGTTATATGCCGTGCGAAACCTGCGAACCATCACCGGACGGCCGCTGCCATCATTACGCAGCACAACTTCGCCTGTTTCTTCATTTACCAGGGGAATAACAAAACCGAAGATGTTGATCAGAATGAAAACATGCCAGTCCATCAGCTCAATCGGCTGGCCTGCCAGTGCTCCTTTAACATGAGGCACGAATTTATAGAAATTGAGGATGTGTTGTGCGCGGGGCTCGCTGAAATAGATGCCACGTTCTTCACCGTGCTTAAGATCATCAAGAAATCGCTGGCAGGAAAGACGGACAAATTCACAGGCAATAACTTCCCCGGCAACGACGCGTTCGGCGTAACGTATGCCATCAGAAACTTTAGCCATCAGTCCCTCGAATTAAGAAATTGACTTAACAGGTCATCATCGTCTGGTTTGTCTTTACTGACCTTAGACCTGCTGGAAGGAGTCATACCAAACTCCGCTAACATCGCGCGAAGTCGCTTCCAGGCATCAGCTTTCATCATGGCTGCCGGATGCGGCTTGATCATGCGTATTTCACGCTCTTTCCCTTCATCAGCATCATCATCGCTGTATACCGCATAGGTATAACCTTCCCGATCCAGCGTTTCACAATGATGGCGGTATTCCGTATATGCCTCTACCAGCAACTCCAGTGCCCTGGCATCCAACTGAGATATGACGCCAATGGCATCAAGTTCTTCGGCCATCCGCTTAAACCAGTACTTCCCCTGCTTGTCGAAATGCTTGGGAACTGGGGGGACCCCTTTAGGTGGCTGCGGCTCGTTTTTGTTGATCGGCCGTTTGGATGGGTTACCCCTCACCAAACGCAAATGGGTAGGGGTTTTCGGCGGTCCTGACATAATCGAAAACTCCTATTAATCATCGGCTGGGGGAACCCAAAAAAAGTTTTCTAACCTGCGGCGATGTGAAGAAAGGCTAGGCGGCGGTCCTTTGGGCGCCCGGCTACAGGGATTTGACCTCCCCCTCCCCTCCACGCCTGTTGATGATAATCATTGTCATTTGAAGCGCTCGCGACTTGTTTTCGAGCGGTGGCAGGGCCAGCACAGGCTTTCGAGGTTCGAATCGTCATCGGTACCCCCATGTGCCTTAGCCTTGATATGGTCAACGGTTGTGGCCGCGACAGCGCGTCCAGTACGCAGGCAGTTCTGACACAGATGATTATCACGCATCAGGATGCGGGCGCGTTTGATATCCCACTTACTGCCGTAGCCACGTTCATGGCGGTTCTTACCCTGCTGATGCTGCTGCCAGCCCTCATTGCGATGTTGCTCGCAGTAGCCAGAGCGATCCGTTGTCGTACCAGGACAGCCTCTCTTGCGACAGGCTCGGGGGATTAGCGCTGGCATGGTTCACCATTATGCAAATCAATAGAAATTTGGTTTTCAGCGTGGTTTTTATCAAGATTAAATACCGCTGTTACGGTGGGGAGTTCTCTACTCTGAGTATCTATAATCGTCGATACCTGGTTATCAAGAAGCTGTCCATTCACAGCAATTCCATAACCCATAAAGCGCTCTCCGCGATACAACTTAGCGATCTGAAACTTCATAACTATTTCCTTTTAGACGTGAGCCTGTCGCACGGCAAAGCCACCAACAGTTAACGGATTGCCATGCTAACTACTGAAAAAATCACTTTGATAGTCATCTGAAATGCTCTCCTAACACGCACCAAAAGCGCACTCCAAGATAGATACTCGAAATGTGATAAAATCACTGCGCTGAAAGTAAACCTACACACGGAGCAATCATGACTAAATACGATGACAATAGCGACCATCAATTAAATGACCTTCATGCTGAGGTCGGGGCTTTAAAATTGATCATAAAAGAACTTGTTCATATGATTGATGAAGACAAGCTCAAGGGATTAAAGAAGCAAGTAAGTCTCAATCAAGTACACGAATTACTTTATCCCAATGAAATGGAAAAAGGTGTAATCAACAGCAAAGCTAATCGCATTGCCAGAAGCTTAATTGATAAAGTGATTACCGAGAAAAACAATCCTTAATCCTTCGGGCTCAGAAATGAGCCCTTTTTTTTATATCTATTAAGAATCATTCTTTCTTTCGATATCCATGTTCAGTGACTGTGTAACAGTTAATTTGTACTGCCTTGTTATGTGCCAGAATATCTTTCTCCGTCTGGCGGTCCATAACCTCAATGTCGTGCTCAGTGAGGTAGATTATGCTTACCCAGTCACAGGCAGTGTCCGTTACTTCAGGTTTTGCGGGTAAAGTTTCCGCGCAACTCACGGTCAACATCGTCATCAGGAAGATGATTAACAGTCTGCTGTACATCCCTGGCTCCTTTTGTTGTCTCTTCCCGGCGTTCGGCTACCGCTTCAGTAGCTGCTGCACGTTCTTCAGTGCGTTGCTAGTCCGCTTTTGTTTCAGCGATACTGGTACCGCGTGATTTACCCAGACCCAAAGCACCTACAATTGCTGCCAGAATAGTAATGACAATGCCCATAATCATCTCAATACCCATTACCCCCCTACTAGCCGTTTCCCGCGCCGCTGCTGCCCCGTGGTGGGATTATCCGCCGAGACTACCTTTTGATAATTAACATCAGTCAGTCCATTACGAAGAGGTCTATCTGCCGAGGCCACGGGAAATAACAGATTCTTAATCTCTTAGAGAAGGTAAGGTTTTCTTAAGCTCCATGCTATATGTTCGATGGAACACATTGTTTGAGGAAAGAATAATGAACAGATTCTCAAAACTTCAGATTCGCTTACACTGGCTAACTTTGATGTTAATAGCGATAACCTATGCAGCTATGGAGCTTCGAGGCTGGTTTCCCAAAGGCAGCAACACCTACCTGCTCATGAAAGAAACACATTACAATGCCGGGGTATTTGTCTGGTTCTTAATGATAATACGATTAATTATTAAGCATAAGTACCATGACCCAGCCATCACTCCGCCTCCACCTGCATGGCAAATGATGTCAGCAAAGATAATGCATATCATGCTCTACATTTCTTTTTTGGCACTACCGTTATTAGGTATCGCAACAATGGCTTATGGTGGAAAGGACTGGAGTTTCCTGGGTTTTAACATTGCTCCTTTCGTAACTCCTGACGGGGAAACAAAGTCAGTTATCAAAGATATTCACGAAACACTGGCAAATATCGGGTATTTTTTAATCACAGCTCATGCTGGTGCAGCCTTATTCCATCACTACATCCAGAAAGATAATACTCTTTTGAGGATGCTCCCTGATTGTAACGAAAAAAAAATATCCAGAAGTGTTAATATCTAACGTATTGGCAGTTGTCCAGTGAACAACTGCCATAATACCTGTCCAGGCTTCATCTTTTAAATCTGTTGTTATTTGACTCTCTCACTGAGCCGTAAATGCGCTCACACGTCATTCCAGCCCGGTAGCTTTCGTCAGATCGCTCAGCATAATATCGAGCTTCTTCTGCAAGGCGTCCGAGCATGTCGGCGAGCACTGCGACGTCGGTTCCGGCTGTTTTGCTTCTGACGGCAGCGGCAAGATCTGCGGTGTGCTTTGCGGCATCCAGGTGGGTGGCAAGCTTTGTTGCTTCGGTGCGCAACTGGCTAACAGTGGCAGACAGACCAGCAGCAGTGGCAGCAGATTTAGCGGCTTGTGCTTGTGCATCTTTTACAGCCTCATCACGGGCAATTATGCGCCCTTGTTCAATCATGCGGGCTGCGGTCTGCGCGTTCGCTGCTTGCGTTGATTCCGCGCTATCACGTTCCGCCCACTTTTTTTCCCAACCACGGCTGCTCCATACATTCCCAGCAATGAATGCAACGGCCACCAGCAGCGAAATGGCAATAAACTGATAGCGCAGGCTCACTGGTCTATCCCCCAGCACGCCAGCGCGCTTTCCTGGTCTCGCCTTTCTACCTGCCCATAGCATCCATTCTTCTGGCCTTTGGTCAGACGACAGTCGCGGCCACCGTCTTTAATCCACCAGCGGATAGCTTCACAGGCTCCTTTACGGTCGCCAGCATTAATTCGCTTATAGAACGTGGACGGGAAGCATTTTCCGGGGCCGATGTTGTAAGGACAGAACGACGCAATCCCGGCTTTCTGTGGTTCCGTCAGCGGCACCTTGATATTTCGTTCTACCCACGCCAGCGCCTTGTCGCGTTCTATGGCGTTCACCTGGGCGCATTTCTCAGAAGACAGCTTCATGCCCTGAACTACTGCCTTACCATCAACCATCGTGGCGCCACGGCAAATGGTCCAGAGTCCACCGCCGTCACGGTACGCCTGCTCGCTATTTCCCTCTTTCTCATCCAGAAACTGATCAAGAATAACGGGCGCAGACGCACCGGCAAGAATCAAACCAACGACCGCTGCGCTCAGTTTATTCCTCAGCTTTGGTGGCATAGCCATTGCGCCGATCCTCCCGTTCTTTCCAGCGAAAATACCAGTTCACTGCACAGGTGATAACAGTGCATGCGATACCGACAATAATTGCCCAGTCGCTCAGGCTTAGCCCTGCAATTCTGTCGGCCAACATCCAGGACACCTCTTTTGCTGTATTAGCTGTTTCGGCGTATGTCTTAGCTGATACACCGCAGCCGGTCAGCGTGGTGCCTGTTCCATATGAAAGTCTGCTGTAAATGGTGCTCATTCTGGCCATAGCCTCACCTCCGATTTTTCGGATGGCGCTGTGTTTGATTAAGGATTGTCAGGCTTCACGGGCTGGACTTATCAACAAAGCACGTAGCGGATGATTCCCGTGAGCCTGAAAATGAATAAAAAGTAGGTATAACGACCACCTTTATATTGACACCATACAATATTGTGGGTATTATACCTACAAGTTAACGAAATGGAGGATTGATGAACAGTGCAGAGTTGATAAAACGATTACAGGCTGATGGATGGGTTAAGCAGCGAACTACAGGAAGTCATGTAACGCTGAGTAAACCGGGGGTAAGGAAGATAATCACCATACCCCACCCCCGAAAAGATTCTTCAAAGGGGATTATCCGGCAAGCACAAGAGATTTCAGGTCTCAAATTGTTATAACAGGGTGCGGCGAAAGCCGCCCCTCTCTGCAAAGGTCATCAACCGCAACTGATGAGGTGAATATGATTTATCCGCTCTTTATTTTTAAAACCGACAGCGGCGCATATGACGGTTATTTCCCTGATGTAGAAGGCTGTTTCTTCGCCGGTGACACACTCGAGGCGGCCTTACGCGATGCTGAGAAAGCCTTCGGACAGCACATGGAAGTGCTCACCGAGCAGGGTGAGCATGTGCCAGCGCCACGCGATCCTAGTGATTATCTTGGCAATGAACGATTAACCGCTGACGGCGGATTTCTGGCGCTGGTGGAGATTGATCCGGCTAAGTACGAGACAAAGGCAGTGAAATTTAATCTCACAATGCCCGGTAATCTGATTACTGCAATGGATCGCTACATTGAGCAGAACGGTCATAAAAACCGCTCTGCTTTCCTCGCTGATTTAGTCAGGAAAGAGATGGCCAGAAACTGACAAAAGGCACTTTCAAAAGGCACCTTCGGGTGCTTTTTTTTGGTACAAAAATCACTCAGTCTCGATTGCTCGCTGTATCCTCTCACCCAACCATTTCATTACAGGTACAGGCATAGAATTGCCTATGGCCCTGTATCGCGGATTAGGTGAATTTGTTTTCCATAGAATGTCTGTATGGCCTACCGGAAATCCCTGGAGTCTTTCGCATTCTGAAGGAGTTAGACGACGAACGCGAAGCGTTGGTGCCTTCTCTACAATTAACCCCCCGCGCATTCGCATATCCTGATTTGATGTGCCATCGTAGCTGGCAAGGAGTGTTCCGGCTGTTTCTGGTATAGCGCTCAGACAGTATCGATGGAATTCTCTTTCAATGCCTGAATAAGTTTTGGTGCCGGATTTTTTCTTTTTTCCATAATATTTTTCAGAGCGCGGCGGCATAGTCGGGAACTCAAATAAAACCGATCCGGGGTCGAATCCCTGTCGAGCACTTGCCATAACGAAGACTCGTTTACGAGACTGGGGCACTCCGAAAAATTCGGCGTTGAGGACTCGCCAGGCAATGGTTCTCGATGGTCCAGAGACAACACCAGCGTTTGCCCATCTTTTCCCTGCTGGCTGTAATGCGCAACTTTCCCCGGCCAGCGCACCGAGAAAGCAACCGAATGCATTGTCATGGCTATTTAGTACCCCTGTTACATTTTCCCAAAGAATAATCGCCGGCTCTTTACCAGCCGATACTCTGGTTTTGTCGATTTGGTTTGCCAGTTCAACAAATGACAAAGTTAACTGGCCTCGCTCATCATCAAGCCCCTTACGCTTCCCTGAGACACTGAAAGCCTGACAAGGGGTTCCCCCAACAAGGATATCTGGCGCTGTCACCTCTCCTTTTTGAATCCTCCACGCTATGCGCGTCATATCGCCAAGGTTCGGCACATTCGGCCAGTGATGATGTAGAACAGCGGAGGGAAATTTATCAATTTCAGAAAACCATTCGGCTTTCCATTTCAACTCAGTCCAGGCAACGGTTGCCGCTTCAATGCCTGAACATACTGAACCATAAGTTAAAGTCGTCATTTTACTGGTCATAAATACAGTATTCCGTTAGTATCACCAGGCTAGCTAGCGTGGTGGGCCCAGGTTTACTTCATGACCAAGCGCATGGGGTGAATGGCTGTTGGCAGGGTCGAAGCTGTCAACAGTCGCCCATTTCTACGAAGACAGAATTTATTAGCAACGATGAGAATTCAGGTAATAAAAAAGCCCCGCCATCAGGCAGGGCTCTTATTGCTAAAATACTTTAGATGCAATTTCGCATGGTTAGAACCATATCAGACAACTTCGGACAAAATCAAGCCCTGCGTCGTGAAAATACTAAATTGTGTTCACATCTTTATCAAATCTGGTGACATTCTGAAATGAAGTATCAGCCTTTCGCTCTTCCCTGTGACAAATGTCCACCAGCACCTCAAGGAAGGGTTTCCAGTTACGGGTCCATGTTCTGACGTGCAGGTCCGGGACACGCTTCAGTACAGCTTTATATGCCGCAGTAGATGGCACCGCAGAGAAGCCATTGCCAGAGCAACGTTCACACGTTTTCAAAACAGGTGCGCCGCGGGCTGCTGTCGCTTTACGGTCCAACACTTCGCCTTTACCGCCACAACGGCATCGGGCCAGCAGCTTACCCTTACCGTTACATGCCGCGCATGTATGCTTGACCAGTTCGTGCTTGATTTTCGGAGGTACTATTTCCATACCGTCAGAATTGAAAACTCCTGGATGTTTGATCACATCCTCATACTGAGAAGTTAATCCGCTGCCACTGCAGTTGTGACACGTCACGCTGGTAGCAGCCGAGCGGGAATATTCAGCAAAGGCAAATTGCGCCAGCATCAGCATGCACCAGCCAAACTCTGTGCCCGCGGCTTTGCGCACGTTCTTTGGTGCTGTCTCCATTGCGTGACGTGCCAGCGCCTGTACAGCGAGTTGTTCATCGCTTTTACTGATTCCAGTCTTACCGAAGAAAGCCGCCAGCCCGAAGCGCGCACGGCTGCTGGTGGTGCCAATCGCCGCCATTATATCTGTTCCTGTAAGACGGTCCGGAGAGGTTCCTTTCACGTCGTCGCTGATGTGCATTCCCTGGGGGCTAAAATGTTTGAGTGATGTTTCCAGCTTCATGATAATTTCCTCAGGCTTTTGCATACCGACGCGGTTGTGATTTTTGCTGCGAGGCTGATTTTGATTTCGCTTCTTCCTGGTCAATCGGCAGAAAATGCCCGTTGTAGAAACGGCGGTATACGGTCCCGAGAACGCCGTTACGCTGTTTGGTGATGTTAATTTCCGCGATCCCTTTTGCCGGTGATTCGGGGTTATACACTTCATCGCGATAGAGCATGATGATGATGTCAGCATCTGCCTCAATTTCACCGGAGTTCTTCAGGTCTGAGTTCATAGGGCGTTTGTTAGGTCTGGATTCCACGCCTCTCGAAAGCTGGCTCAGCGCCAGAACGGGAGTGCGGTTTGTTTTGGCGAGACGCTTCAATCCCTTCGACAATTCACCCACAGCCAGGTCATAGCGTGCCGTACTCTGGATCTTAATGAGTAACAGATAATCGATAACCACCAGCACTGTTTCAGGATGAGCAATCTGATGACTGGTTGCCGTTTGCTGGATCTGTTCAAGCGTCAGATCTGTGGCATCGACCATCCAGATATTGCGCCCGGTAAGATGCCCGATACCCGTAGATAACCTTGCCCAGTCTTCATCTTCAAACTTCGCGGCCTCTTTGAGCCTGGACACTGACATGCCACCAGCAGCAGATACCATTCGTTCGCCAATCTGGATGTTGGCCATCTCCATGCTGAAAAACAGTACGCCATGCCCCTGCTCTGATACCTTATCGATAATGTCCAGGGCCAGCTCTGTTTTCCCCATCGACGGACGAGCCGCGATGATGACCAGATCTGTCGGTTCAATGCCGCCGGTTTTAGCGTCCAGTTCTTCAATACCAGTCATCAGAGGTTTGGCCTCTTCCAGCCCCTGATTTCTTGCGTCCACCCGGTCAATTACTGCAGGTAAGATTTCATCAATGTGCACAGGCTGAACGGTATCAGGTGTAAGTGAAATCGCGGCCATGGACTCCTGTGCGACTTTCAACGCTTCGACTGCATTTTCACCATTGGCAGCATTGCGAATGCCAGCTAACGCTTTCTCGATTACAGTCTCAGCGTCACGAACGGCAGCGTTACGTTCCAGCGTGGAAACGTAATACGTCAGAGCTGATTTTGCCCAGGCGATACGGCTTGACTCGAGTATCGTTGCGCTGTGTTCTGGCATGGTCTCACACAGCAACAGCGGATCTATCACTCCGGTCCCGCGAGCCTGACGACAAATGCCGGAATAAATTTCACGGTACTGATGAACTGAGAATACACTCGCCGGCATACGGGAAAGAATGCCCAGAACCTCAGGATCGGTATTGCGCAGGAAAATTGCGCCAATTACCGCACCTTCCAGATCATTATTTTTCCATACCGGAGTCATCATGCGGTTATCCCTGCAGCAATTGCGCGATAGCTTTCCCAGCCAAACGCCAGGCGGTTTCGTCCACCATCGGTAACCCTGTCCACGATGCGCTCACCAATGGACTCTTTCAGTTGCTCAAAGGTCAGGTTGCTGATCAGGATTGTCGGAAGTACGCTCTCATAACGGGCGTTGATAATTTCCTGCAGGATGGTCATTTCCGTCGGACTACCAAACTGAACGCCCACCTCATCGATAATCAGCAGATCCAGTGATGCGAAACGCTCGATAACATCTTCCTCGGTACTGTCGGCACCATGGCGCCACGTGTTTTTCACAGCCCGGGTAAGGCGCATAACATCGGTGATTTGCACACTGGCCAGATACTCACGAACAATGCTCTTTGCCATCGATACCGCCAGATGGTTCTTTCCTGTCCCGCAGTTCCCGGTCATCACCAGCCCCGTTCCTGCGTTAAGACGCTCCGACCAACTGTTGACGTAGCGCTGGCAGGCTGCAAGGTTTTTTGCGGCACCCTGATTAACCGCGTGATAATTACTAAACTCACAACCCTCAAATCGGCGGGCGATCCCGACGTTGTCCAGCAGGTCAGATACCTGCAACGCATGCAGCCCGGCATCGACTGCCGCCAGCTCATCGCGCACGCACCCAGGGCACAGGGAATGTTTAACATTTTCGGTACCACGAAACGCTTTACCAGTGAGCGACATGCGCTCATAGTCGCCATGTTTTTCGCACGCTATGGTGTGGACTTCGCCTGACTCCCAACTTCCCCATTGCCACGGTTTTTTATGTTCTACAGCGAACGTCAGTTCTTCGCGAAGTCCTTCGCGTTTCGCTAGCAGTGAATCCCTTTCTTCGCGTTGTTTGATGTTCAGCATTGTGTTTCCCCTTGTCACCAGTTGCAGTCTGTTTGTCCGTAATCCTGTTCACTGAAGCCAGATACCGGAAGCACATTGCTGCGCCCACCTCCGGGAGCTGATGGAGTTTGCCAGGCTTCTTCGAAATGGCGATCCGGGCCAAAGAACGTTGTCGCCTGCTTGACGAACTGTGTGCCAGCATTCCCCGTCACTTTGACGTAGGCCGCATAGCGCTTAACGCCTGCCAGCATATCCTCAGGCTTAACGCCGTCTTTCAGGCGGGCTTTCCAGGCTTTGTAGGCTGCCGCCTTGGAATTACCACCAGCGCGTTTTGGGTATGCCTGCCATGTCGTTTCAAATTCAGGTGAATAATCCTGCTTTGGTGAGATAGCCGGTGCAGAAGCGTCAGCGGATGCGCCAATATCTTGTGATTCATGTTTTGAATTTACTGATGGATCATGTTTTGAATTTACTTGTGGATCTGGGGTCAGATTCTGACGGGTGAAAACGCCTTTTTTGTCAGAATCTGACGGGTGAAAACCTTTTGAACGTCCAGAATCTGACGGTTCAGATTTTGAAGGTTCAGAATCTGACGGGTGAAAACCGTCGTCCCTGCGCTGCTGTTTCAACTCAGCTACCTTGTCCTTCTCAATGCGTGCCAGGGCCTCCAGACGTTCGGCATTAAGATGATAAAGATTGGACGTGTTGCGATTACCTTTACGGCGGGATTCACGACGCAGCCAACCAGCGGACTCCAGTTCGGCAATAGCCGTTCTTACCGTACTTTCACCCAACCCCAACTGTCGGCAAATAGTTTCAACACTGGGATAGCAAATCCCATCATCGTTTGAGTAATCAGCCAGGCGCGCCATAATTACCAGCTTGGCCCCCTTAACGTCATGAGCAGCGCAAGCATCCCAGACGTTCCCCAGAATTTTACTGCTCATGCTGCACCTGCCAACGCCTTTGATTTAAGCAAACCAGCCATCAGCAAAATAGGTGTACTATTGCGAATAAAAACCATCGAATTCATACTGTTACTCCTTCCAAAACATCAGCCGAGAAAGAACATGGAAAATCCGATCGCCAAACTTGCTCTTAACTACTGGTACAAAGTGCTTATTGCAGGTGGATTCTTTGTGTTTCTGGTTAACGGAACCGGGGTATTGACCGCGTACCCGACAGCAGCAACTGGACTTATTTCCCTTGGTTGCGCTTTGTGGGGCGTCGGCGAATGGATTAACCACCCCTACCAGGAGGTATTGATCCCCGGAGTTTTTGGCCGCCCATCCGGGAAGCTGTCCGGTTACCCCAGAAAAGTCAGCTTGGCCGGGATTGCCTTCGATGTTATCGGTGGCGCACTTATCGTCTTTGGAATTGTTAAATTGTTCCAATGACCACCCAATGAGACTTACATTCCCAGTGACCTGGTCGATATATACAGATCCAGGAAACTTTCGCTCAAGCTCAACCAGCATCATCCTTAGCGCCTCATGGTTAGAATATCGCTGTGACATGTCACACCTCTGAGGAGGGGTCATGCGAAAGTTCAGGCCAAATTCGGGCCCAATTTTGTGGATTAAGTTCTTTTCGACTGATGGCTCCACCACTATGGATCTCAAGCTGTGCGCAAATTTCAGGACCTATTGAAGAATTAGTGCTCATCACCTTTCTCAAGTAAGGAAGCGTCGTTCCGCATAGCTCTGCAAAAACTATCTTTTCTTTCGGAGTAAGACTTGCCATATATTTTTTTAAGGCTTCCATATTTCACCTCTGGATGAATCAACAGGATTGATATTACCCAAGGGTAACATGATAATCAATACCTATAGGTAATTTACCAACGGGTAACAACTGGTAGAATGGAAAACATGGATAAATACGAGAAACGTCGTTTACGACTCATCCAGTTGCGGGATGATTACTGCAATGGCAACGCATCAGAACTCGCTCGCAAGATTGAGCGGGAACCTTCATATGTAACCCGCATGTTATGGCCGGAGGGGAAAGCTGGAAAAAAACGCATTGCTGACAATATGATTGATGTAATTGAAGCGGCCTTTAGCCTTCCTCGCGGATGGATGGATGGGATCACTGATGAGGTATCAAACGTATCTATTGCAAAACCACCCCGCCCTGGTAAATCATTTCCCTTGATAAGCTGGGTAAGTGCTGGAGTCTGGTGTGAAGCGATAGAGCCATACACACTTCAGGGTATTGATGAATGGTATGAGTCTGATGCCCATGTAGAAGGCGAAGGTTTCTGGCTGAAGATAAAGGGTGATTCAATGACTTCACCTTCTGGGATGAGCATACCTGAAGGAATGATGGTCTTATTCGACACAGGGAGAGAGGCACATCACGGAAGCTTAGTGCTGGCCAAGCTTACTGATGCTAATGAAGCAACATTTAAGAAGCTTGTTGTAGATGGTGGGGATCGCTATCTCAAACCACTAAACCCGGCATATCCGCTTATCCCTATAAATGGGAACTGTCGAATCATCGGCGTAGCAGTCGAAGCAAGGTTAAAAATTATCTAACTATTTAATGCCCGCAGAGATGCGGGCTTTTTTATACCTGAATAAAAATAAAATATCATTTGCTATCAAATCGTTACCTAATAATTTAAAATATTATTACCCATAGGTATTGACCAATTCAATTACCCAAAGGTAATATCATCACATCGGCAAACAACGGAGCCAATGAGATGAACCAAACTTCCCAAAATGAAGCAGTTAGTTCTGACTTCAATATCCATGACAAACTTAGAACCACTGGTGCACATTGGGGTTATCTTCACTCCTCACAACCTCATCAGGAAGGTTTTAATTACGAATTCATTACAACCTTTGTTGATGTGGTTGAATTTGCAATCTATGAACGAGTCGACAATTATTTTGTGTTGGTCGATTTCTTCAAATCATACGATGAAGCCTGTGATGATGCTAAAAAAATAATTGATAATCACCCAGATATAAAAAAAGTGTTCTCCGTCAGAAAGTAATTAAATAACTGCAATAAAAACAATTACGCCTTAATCGGTGTGGAATTGCTCACCCTAAGGAAATGAAAATGCAAAGTGCGCTTTCTATAGTTAATAAACCTGTGACATACCCTGTCGAATTATTTATCGATAATCACGGTAAAAGTGCATCCGGTAAAATAATGACATGTCAGATGGGTGGAGATTCCATGCAGCCTACCATCCAACCATGTGAACTGATCGCTTTCACTGACTGTGGCGGGAAAGTCTTCGAACCGGGTATTTATGTTTTTACCCGTGATGTGTTTGGTCGCTCCTGCGTGTTCATTAAACGTATTGAGCCATTGGAAGACGGTGCATTGTTGATAGTTTCTGACAATCATCGTTACGAGAGCTTTACCCTTAATGTCGATGAACAAATAGATATGAAAGTTTATGGTCGCGTTATTGCCTCAATGACAATGAGGCACTTCGTATGACTTTCATCATAGATAAATCGGCATATAGATCAGCACGCCTCTTTACGGCTTGTGGTTATGAGGTAATCGCTAACCTTTATCTTAAAAAAGCATATAGGCGGTAATGACAATGAAAAACAACACTATTGAAATTTATCGTCGTCGTATTGCCATTGCCGCATTAAACCGAATGAAGCGCAAGACAGGAGGTTATTGTCTCTCCGTAAATATGCCCGATGACAATATTCAGGTTATCGAGATTAACGAAGAATCAATGCTGAAACTTTTGCTGCGTTTCGAAAAACAGGCTTGGACTGAATTCAACACAGAGGCAGAAACATTTCTTCGCCAGACGTATATGAAAAGTATCGATATTAACGGACACACCGAATATCTGACCGAAACAGGGAAGATGATTGTTGACGATATTTTTGCAGAATTAATCAAACACGCAAAAAAGAAATATGTGTGTGGAGGAATTAACTGATGGCTTCACAACAAACAATTATGCACGGCGTACATATCCCATCCCCAGTCCTCAATGTGGATCTGCACGTTCTGCCGAACTTCACTGGGCGTGTTGTTCTTTATATCGAGAACGGTCGGGTTACATGCGATCGCCGGTTATTCGACGACGAACACATTTGCTCACTGGACACATTTATTGAAATGGCCCGCGAAATGGATCTGCGCCTTGAGGAGATTTCAAATGGTTGATAAACGCACCGCCAGTGCAATTGACCTGGCATTACAAAAACACACCACCCCAGTTGGCCCACTGTTCGTAGCTGCGCGCCACGGTCGGCAGAAGAAATGCTTTAGCCGCGATACAGCGATCCGGTATCTGGCGTTCTTCATGACAACTCATGCTTTTGCTGTTTCCGGTTTTGAGCAGCGTCACCCGCGCGTACGCATCGACCGCGACGACATGGAGGTATGGCGAGACGGAGAAACAAAGGCTGAGTATCTTGCAGCCCACCAGCGTTGTGAGCGGCGACTGCGCCGCATTCTGGCCCGTAAACGTGACATGCAGAAGTGGTGTGAAAAGTGGGACGCCATGCATGACCGATTCGTGAATGAAGTTGATGCGCTTCAGGCCAATAAACCGAAGGGGATACGCTGATGACAAAGAAACGCAGCAGCAAAACCCGGCAAGGATTATGCGGCCTGACGCTGGCTCAAGGTCATCGACTGACACGTGATCCCCCCCATGAAAATGCAATGTGTGAAGAGTTTGTAGCTCAGTTCAGCACAGGTGACGGCAACGTACAGATGCCACTGAACCGCAGCATGCGTCGTTACGCAAAACACATTGGTATCGAACTGAATAAGGTTAAATAACATGGCCATGAAAACTGAAATGACCACCGTTACGCCAATAATGACCGCCTCCGGATGTGTTCAGTTTCGCCACTACATGGTGACTGTTCACGCTATTGAACGCTATATCGAACGCATTGGTGGCGACGTTGGAAATCTGATCCTCGACCTCAAAAACGCATGGGTATTTGATGCCAGCAAGAAAGGTATTCCCCGCTCTTTGTGTGCTTCTGTCGCGCGCTGCGAACGTGAAGGTGGATACGGTCTGAGGCATGAAAAGGTTATTTTCCTGATAAAACCCAACACGCACCAGCACGTAATAGTGACAACACTATCTGCGGAGGTGAAGTAATGCACAAGGCATTTGAGATATGGGTGCGCCACTGCCGTGGCCTTGACGTGGTGTGAGGCGGGTATATGAGCAATGTTATTCAGTTAGCTCCTAACGAGTGGGTTTGTGAAAGTGTTCTGATCGCGGTTACCGGGCTCAAGCCCGGCACCATCCTCCGGGCCAGAAAAGAGTGCTGGATGGTTGGCCGGGAATATATCCACGTTTCACCCGACGGTAACCCGAAGCCATCCAGTGAATGCATGTACAACCGTAAAGCGGTCGATGCATGGGTGGCTTCAATGAAAAACAAACAGCCAGGGTGATTTGATGCCATGAAAAAGGTAAGCTCATATCGCTCTTGGGCGTCTGGAGGCATCAATGGATAAAGTCACATATCCAACAGGCGTCGAAAACCACGGTGGCACTTTACGCATCTGGTTTAATTTTAAAGGTCAGCGTGTCAGGGAAAGCCTCGGTGTCCCTGACACCGCTAAGAACAGAAAGATAGCGGGAGAACTGCGGACATCGGTATGTTTTGCCATCCGCACAGGAACATTTGATTATGCAGCACAGTTTCCTGACTCCCCTAACCTCAAGGCTTTTGGTGTAAGTAAAAAAGAAATTACAGTGAAAGAACTTGAAGAGAAATGGCTGGATCTGAAACGGATGGAAATCTGTGCGAACGCATTCAATCGCTATGAATCTGTCGCACGGAATGTAGTTCCAAGGATCGGAGGTAACCGACTGGTGTCAACGGTAAACAAAGAGGAATTGCTGTACATCAGGAAGGAGTTGCTGACCGGTTATCAAAATCCGGGGAACGGCAAAAAACCAGCAAAGGGGCGAAGCGTTGTTACTGTGAATTATTACATGACGACAATAGCCGGAATGTTTCAGTTTGCTGCGGATCACGGTTACTTAGAGGTGAACCCATTCGAAGGAATAAAGCCTCTGAAAAAAGCCAGGGCAGAGCCAGATCCGCTAACTCGAGACGAATTTATACGCCTGATAGATGCTTGCCGGCATCAGCAGACGAAAAACCTGTGGTCATTAGCAGTGTACACAGGAATGCGTCACGGGGAACTGGTCTCCCTGGCCTGGGAAGATATCGATCTGAAGGCTGGAACCATTACCGTCAGGCGTAATTATACGAAACTTGGTGAGTTCACTCTACCAAAAACCGAGGCAAGCACAGATCGGGTGGTGCATCTTATCCAGCCAGCAATCAGTATCCTGAAAAATCAGGCTGAAATGACAAGGCTGGGCAAACAACATCACATCGAGGTGCAGTTACGTGAGTATGGCCGTTCGGTGAACCATGAGTGTACATTCGTCTTTAACCCGCATGTGGTCAGACGAAGTAAGCAGGTCGGATTTATCTACCAGGTCGATTCTATAGGCGACTCATGGGAAGCGGCGCTAAAGCGTGCGGGGATCAGACACAGGAAGGCATACCAGTCACGACACACTTATGCGTGCTGGTCTTTATCTGCTGGTGCAAACCCGAGTTTTATTGCCAGTCAGATGGGACATGCGAGCGCCCAGATGGTGTTCAATGTTTACGGTGCATGGATGGCTGACAGCAGCGCAGAGCAGATCGCAATGCTGAATCAGAAGCTGGCAGATTTTGCCCCATTGATGCCCCAAAGGCCACAAGGCAGCATGAGAGGATTATTAAAATCAGTAAGTTAACCCCTAACGCCCGTCATGTTAACTGTGTG